CTTTATGCCAAATGTTACATAGTGTAACGGTACCTCAAATGGTTGCTTACGCATCTCTTTGAGCTCTTCCCCCAACGAACAGTTCACTAATCTGTTAATTGAGTAGAATGAGGACGTGACAATCCTCTTTTCAATCCTAGTTCGTTCAAACTGTTACTTATTTATTAGTAATGTTCGAGATCAAACCGAATGACCAGGTGTAATCCCCATCGGGACCGCCCAGGACTTGTTTGTTCATCTAGTTCTCAGAGCTAGTCTTTACTATACAGTAATAACATAGGTCTGTGTTCTATCAGATTTATAGGAACCGCACTATAATATTGACCAAACTATATCTCAACCCGTAAGGGATGTTAATAGTAGTAGCCTTATTATAGTGTTGTAGCAATACTCACTAATATCTTAGTGTTAGGCAGGTACTCTGGTGTAGAGGGTTTATATCTACATAAAGAGTATCCAACCTAGAAGGTAGCTAACCTTCCCTTTCCCTAACTAGGGTGGCTGCGGCCCGACTAATTATTAGTTGGAAACCGAAGTTTAAGAAGTGAAATACATAATCTTAAAAATGATCAAAACAATCAAATTCAGACTAAGTAAGTTAAATTTAAAACTTAACTCACATCTTAATGCCATGCTATTCGTAAAAGATAGCAAACCAATACTTAACCATACTTTAATGTTGGTTAGGATATTGGTTGGGAAGATAACCCCTAACTGGGTTAGATTAACTGTAATACTAACACATAGGATGTCACTTATCTTACGATCTCAAGGTCTTAACGGTTACGTTAAACACCTTAAGGTCTTAAGCGTAGTGATACAGCAAGTAGCTGGTGGGCACTATCAAAAGGATCTTACCTCTTTAGGTCCTAGAATTTCTAGAACATCTGGAGGTCTCCCTCGTATACTTCCTTTGGAAGTTAGGTCTCAAATTAAAGCAGGTAATCCTCTATATATCAAATGAAGTTTAACTTTATTTGCAATTTTTAGAGTTTTAAGATTTCCTGCTTATCCAAAATTTAAGACTATAACTTCACCAAGGACAGTATCCCAACAAGGAGAGTATAGGCTATACAGTTACATTCCAGTATTTACGGGACTCTTTATCCCGAAAGAAAAGATGACGACTGAAGCTCTAATGTCTCCTGATCCATTTCCAATATTTACTAGTAGTCCAAATTCAGATGTCCCTAGTGGTGAAGTTTCTACTTCTCCCTTAAGTATTCTGAGATCTGGAGTTGCCTTGTGGTTTACACCACATATAAACTCTGCATTATCTCAATTTGTATCATTACTACCCTATTCATCTTCATATAAGAATATGGAAATGGTGGTAAGAAGATACCTATCTGAGCGAATCGGAGGGCAGTTAATTCAGCTAGTAAATGTATCTTCAAGGTATGTGGAGAATTATAACATCCCCAAACCTGAGAAGACACTAAATATTGGTAAGTTAGGTCTGTTGGCCGAAGCTGCAGGGAAGGTGAGAGTGTTCGCTATGGTCGATTGTTTTACTCAGTGGGCTCTGAAGCCTCTTCATAAATGGTTGTTTTCGGTTTTACGAAGGCACCCAGATATTGATGGGACTTTTAATCAAATGCACCCTCTTTCGAGAGTGCCATTTGACGGAACCTCTTTGTTTTCTTTCGACCTTTCAGCCGCAACAGATAGGTTACCAGTCTCTCTTCAGGAGAAGATCCTTTCCGATTGTTTCGGGAAAGAATTTTCATCCCTATGGAAGACTATACTTGTTGGTCGTACTTACTTTGTGAGATATAAATCTGTTTCAGGTAAAACTGAATCAAATAATTTATCTTACGCTGTCGGACAACCAATGGGTGCCTTATCTAGTTGGGCTATGTTAGCATTAACACATCATTTTATTGTTCAGTGCTCCGCTTGGATTTCTGGTATTACTCCAAAAACAGAATTGTTTAAGGATTATGCAGTTTTAGGTGATGACATTGTGATTTGAAATAAGGCTGTTGCCAATACTTACCTTAAGGTTATTAATTCCTTAGGGGTAGAAGTCGGCTTAGCTAAATCTATTGTATCCCTTAACGGGAGTGCATTAGAGTTTGCTAAGAAAACCTTATTTAAAGGAGAGGACGTTAGTCCTATCCCTTATAAGGAATATTCAGCTGCCTTAGATAAATCTGCCTCCTTTTGTGAATTTGTAAAGAAATATAACTGTTCTGAACCCGTCATTAGACGACTTTTAGGACTTGGTTATAAATCTTCCGCAAATACATCGAGGTGGAAAATTTGAATCATATTATCAACATTTCCAAACACCTGGAAAAAGGTTGAGGCCATGTTTACTTCTCTTTTTATGGAAGTTACGGACTCCACCCTATCCTTTTCCAAACGATGGGATTCCCAGGCAAAGTGGTTAACAGCTATGGATAATTTTCTATTATTAACATCTTCTTTATATAAGAAGACCGATAGGATGTGGGCAGAGGCAGCACAACAAAGTGCTCACTTTGCTACTCATCCTGATCCCTGGGTTAAAATGATTTTTAGGAATCTTCATGGTAATTCATTACCGTTGTTGATCCAAGATCTATTTCACTCTAGGGGGATAATAAGAGAATTACAACATAACTGGACTGAATTGGTTTCCATTGTCAATCTTGACAGATGGGTCCATGAGGTCTCAAAGAACCTTAGAAAAGATTCTATTTTTAGAAAATTTAGAAAAACTTCTGGTTTTGATTCCACTTTCAAGTCACGAGTCCCGGGTGTTGGTGCAGTTCATTATATTGATC